CCTTTGAAAGTGTAGATCAAATTGTCACTGATCAAATTACCAATATTGAATCAGAATTTTACGACAATAAACTATTATTAAAAATATATCAGAACTTATGAAAATTTTAGTATGCGGATCTAGCTATACGTCGGGCGACGGGTTAACGGATCGCAATTTAGCATGGCCGTTTGTTTTTCAAAATCTCTGCGGGCATCAAGTTATTAATACCGCAGTTGACGGCGCTAGTATTGATTATGTTTGTTATACAGTAGTAAAGGAAGTTTCTACTCATAACTATAAAAATGTTATCATAACCTGGCCGCCACTGGGTCGAAAGTTGTTTGTAAGGAGAGAAAATAATTTTCTCATTAACGGTAACCCTACATTTTATAATACATTGTACGGTTCTGCAAAAGAATTTAAAGTTTTTTTAAACTTGTACTACAAATATTGGTCTAATGAACTATACGATCTTAAATTTACATTACAAAAAATTTTACTAATACAAAATTTTTTAGAAAACAAAAATTGCAAATATATATTTTTAAATACAAATCCTTATGAGTTAGACTGCTGGACTACTTTATCAACGTTGTCATCTAAAAATAAAAATAACATGTTATCTGCCTTTGATTGTATGAACGATGAACAAATTTTAGCGGAAGAGAACGAAATTAAAAGTTATGTAAATCAACTGAGTTATAATTATTTTAATCCATTTAATTATAACCTAACTGATGATTGTTATGAAAAAAATCTTCTTGATGTAACAACTAATCACCCGTCTGCCGACGGACACCAATATATAGCCAGATTAATCTGGCAGATATGGAATAAAAATGCTTGTCAATAAAATACTTAATGATCAATTACTAAATCAACTGCCTGTTCCTGGAAAGACAGGCATTGATTGGTATTTTTTTTGTTGGTTTTTAAATCGTTACAAAAATACAAATATGTTAGAAATTGGTGCCGGCGATGGCGGTAGTACATTGTCCATGGCAGCGTTTGCTAAACATCTTACTGTAATTGATAGTTGGGATCAAAATTGGCCTAAAGAAAATGTTGAGATCCTTACTAAAAAATACAATGCTTCTGTGACATATATTGATAAAAAGAGTCACGAGGTTAAGAGTAACGACCTATTAAATTTTAGTATAGCACATTTAGACGCAAATAAGGATTATCAACATGTTATTAACGATTTAGAGTTGGTGAGTAATATAAGCAAAATAATTTGCGTAGACGACTATCTACAAAGTATGTGGCCCGAGGTCACTTGGGCAGTTGACTACTGGTTAACAGTTTCTAATTGGCGGAGAATTTTTATTTCTAATCATCAAGTGTTCCTTGCTAAAAACGATGTTCCTATTAAAGAAATTGTAGTTAATTGGTCAGTTATTAATCGCGGGCATGGTTATCATTTAACGTACGGCCCGTTTGACAATTCGCCATTAGTTCAAAGATTTATTGATGCCGGCGACATGACATACACATGGCACACAAATCAACAATAATATGAAATTAGCAATTTTTGGTGATAGTTTTGGAGTACAAAAATTAAATCAACCGTACAAAGGTTGGGTAGATCTTCTTTCTCAGCATTTTGATATCACTAACCATTGCGAATGCGGAGTTAGCGAGTATAAAATATTAAAACAGTTACAAGCAACAGACCTAACTCAATTTGATAAAACGTTAATTGTTCATACTAGTGCTACAAGAACTTACGTAAAATATAATCCGTTGCATTATGATAGCAAGTATCATAAAAATTGTGATATTATTTTAACAGATGTTGAACACGGTGATACTGAATTTAATCTTGCATGTCGACTGTATTTTAAACATATTTTTGATTTGGATTACGCTATTGATATTCACAACATGATTTGCAACACAATTAACACATATTGTCAAGGTAAGTCTGTAGTACATACTACTCATTTTGATTATTCAGATTTATTTCAATTTACAGATATGATTAATTTCCATAATTTATTTTTAAATCATCGCGGCAATGTCAACCATTATACTAAAATTGGCAATTACAAAATTTATCAATTACTACTAAAGGTTTTATGATCCATATACAAAACTTAACAGTTAAAAACTTCATGAGTGTGGGCAACAGCACTCAAGGTATCAACTTTGACCGCAACGACCTAACACTTGTGCTAGGCGAAAACCTAGACTTGGGCGGCGACGGAAGTAGAAACGGCACAGGCAAGACAACAATTATCAACGCACTCAGCTATGCGCTGTACGGAACAGCACTTAGCAATATCCGTAAGGATAACCTGGTCAACAAAACCAATGCCAAAAACATGATGGTCAGTTTGGACTTTGGAGTAGGTGGTAAGTTGTACAGAATCGAACGCGGGCGCAAGCCCAACGTGTTACGTTTCTATGTGGACAATCAAGAACAAGAAGCGACAGACAACGCACAAGGTGACAGTAGAGAAACACAAGCATCTATTGAACGTACACTGGGCTTGAGTCACGATATGTTCAAACATATCTTGGCGTTGAACACCTACACTGAACCGTTTCTGAGTTTGAAGGCCAACGATCAACGAACAATCATTGAGCAACTGCTGGGTATTACTATGCTGAGTGACCGTGCTGATCGTATCAAAGAACTCAATCGCAACACCAAGGACGGCATTACACAAGAAGAATTCCGTATTCGTGCTGTACAAGAAGCCAACAAACGAATTGAGGAACAGATTGAAAGTTTGAAGCGTAGACAAACAATGTGGGCCACCAAGCACACAGAAGAATTGTCTAAGTTAGAAAGTGCTCTTGCTGAATTGCAAAAAATTGACATTGCAGCAGAAATTCAAGCACACAAAGATCATGCCGCGTGGGATCAGCGCAGGAAAGACTTTAACGAATTGGCTACTGCCATCAGCAGATGCAAACTAGACCTACAACGTGAGCAAAAGACTGTTGCCAAACTGTCCAAAGAAATTGCCACACTCGAGTCACACACCTGCCATACATGTGGTCAGGCATTTCATGATGAAAAACAAGCAATTGTGTTGGCTGACAAACACAAAGAGTTAGCCGAAGCAACAGACTCTGCTGTAGCATACTCAGCTACATTAACAGAGCTGCAAACAGCCAGTGATGCTATCGGTGAAATTGGCAAGCCTCCTAAGATGTTCTATGATCATGAAGAGGATGCCATTTCACATAGAACAACACTCGCTGGATTAGAACAACAAATTGCAATCAAACTGACTGAAGTTGATCCGTACAGTGAACAAATTGACGAAATGCAATCACAAGCATTGCAAGAAGTCAGCTACGATACTGTAAATGAACTTACACGACTACAAGAACATCAAGAGTTTTTGTTAAAACTGTTGACCAGTAAGGACAGTTTTATTCGTAAGAAGATCATTGAACAAAACCTAAGTTACTTAAATACAAGACTTACATATTACCTTGATCGGATTGGGTTGCCGCATACTGTGGTTTTTCAAAATGATTTGAGCGTGAGCATTGAAGAACTAGGACGTGAATTGGACTTTGACAATTTGAGCCGAGGTGAACGAAACAGGCTTATACTCAGTATGAGCTGGGCATTCCGCGATGTGTACGAAAGTTTGTATCAGCCAATCAATGTGTTGTTCATTGACGAAATGATCGATTCAGGCATGGACACACAAGGTGTTGAAAACAGTCTGGCATTGCTCAAGCACATGAGCCGAGAGCGTCACAAGAGCATATGGCTAGTAAGTCACAGAGATGAACTGGCAGGACGAGTTGAGAACATTCTCAAAGTGGTCAAAGAAAATGGCTTTACCAGCTACAACACGGATATTGAAATGACATAACAACATGACCGATGCAATAATTTTATCTGTCCCACGTATGGCAGCAGTGCGGCCAGCAGCGGGCCCTGCTATCATTAAACAAATTTACAATCAACACGGCATATCAAGTAAATGCCTGGATATTAATCTTGATTACTGGACAAGATTTCAACAAGAGTGCGATCTTGAAATTTGGAACAATATTGACGAGTTCTTGTTTATAAAAAATATCAAGTTGAGCGCCGTTGCGGAACAAAAATTTAATGAGTTTATAGATCATTGGGTTACAATAATAAATCAATACAATCCTCGGCAATTATTGGTTAGTGTGTTTAGCTGGCAAGCACAACAGTTTACTGAAAAATTCTTAGAAAAATTTAGATTGCAAAATACCTGCGAAGTTATCATAGGCGGGCAGGGACTTATCAGAGAAGAAAACGGAAGTTTTTCTCTTGTGCCTTCGTTTGCTCATTATCTTAAAGATAAAAATCTAATTGATCATTGGATACGAGGTGAGGCAGAATCTACCATTCCTGAAATTATACGTGGGAATTATTTGGCAGCGGGCATAGACACTAATTTTCTAGCTGAAAGAAGCGATATCAAGTCCCATGCGGCAATGGACTTTGGTGATTTTGATATTACTTCTTATAAAAACGGCACCGAGCATGGTGTCTTGCCAATCGAAAGTTCCAGAGGATGTATTAGAAGTTGCATGTTTTGTGATATCCCTACTATGCAAGGAGGATTTCGAGTCAAACCAGGATTACAACTTGCGAACGAAATGCTACAGTATTATGAAAAATATGGCGTTCGTACATTCTTTTTTCATGATGCACTATGCAACGGCAGTATGAAGGACTTTCGCGTATTCAATCAGACATTAATAAATTATTACGAAGAAAAAGGATTGCCGGATCGTACACTAAGTTATAGCAGTCATGCAATTGTACGAACACAGGCTGCTATGGCTCCGAAAGATTTTGAACTTATGGGCAGAGCGGGCGCCGAAACAATGGTGCTAGGAATCGAAAGCGGCAGTGATGCTGTACTTGCTAGTATGCGCAAAGGGTTTACACAAGAAGATTTAAACTACAATATGCAAGAATACAGTAAAAATGGTATTCAGGTATATTTTTTAATCATAACTGGATGGCCAACTGAAACTGAAAAAGATCACCAGGACACTATAGATATGCTAACTCGCTATCAAAAGTACGTAGCGGACGGAACTATCATTGGAGTAAATTTAGGTACTACACTTACTATCGAGCAAGGAACACCGTTATATGATAATCCATTGTCAATCAATGTTGTAGGAATTAACGATCGTCCTCCGCAAGGAACCGAATGGGTATGTACTACAAATACTGAGCTGACTTATAAACGCAGAATCATGCGCAGAATAGAGATTCAAGAACACTGTCACAATCTTGGGTACACTTTCTGGAAGGGCGACGACCAACTCAAAATTATGATGGACAAATATCAAGAAAGACTATCCATGATACAGGGAATGATACATTGAAAATCAACATTGTATTAGACGTTGAAAAACGACTAGGAGATCCGCTGATTAAAATAACAATTGACGACTACATGTTGTTGTACGAAGGAGTTGCTCAAGAACAATTTGAGTTTGATGTATTGCTCGAAGACGGTCATCATGAAATTAAAATCACACACTATGGTAAAACTATACATCACCATCAACTCGACGACAACGGAAAAATAGTAATTGATCGTCACGTGGAGATTTTAGGTATCACACTGGACGAAGTTGTGCTTAAAGACGAACTGTGGTCTGGCAGATTTTTTCCAGTTTATTTGCACAAAGCCGATCATGAGCCGTATTTTATATGTCCTAATTTATATCTTGGACACAACGGAACTTGGATCATGGAGTTTAGTACACCTGCTATTCAATGGTTAATCAATTGCCGGAAGCCCGGCCCGGATTTAAATAATACCATTTTCAAATCCGGGCATGATGTTTTGCTACAAATGAAAAGTAAATTTACGGATTTCCCTGATGTTTAATCACGACATAATCGACGAGTACCAAATTGAGATCACCACATACTGCAATGCAGCGTGTCCCCAGTGTCCGAGAAATCTTAACGGGCACGGTATCAATTCGCACATGCCGTTGACCCACTTGTCTAGAATTGCAATTGATACCACGTTTGATATTGCACTGTGTACTAGATTACGGCAAATATTTTTTTGCGGAAGTTATGGAGATCCTATTATGCATCCAGAGTTTCTTGATATATTAAGAGACTTTAGACGTAAGAATCCCACATTGTGGTTATACATACACACAAACGGCGGAGTACATGACACAGAATATTGGTCCGAAATTGCCAACATAATGGCCGGATATGGCCAGATTGATTTTGGAATTGATGGACTCGAAGACACTTTACATTTGTACAGAAAGAATGTAAAATACAGTAAGGTTATAGAAAACGCAACAGCGTTTATCAATGCTGGCGGCAGAGCACAATGGAATTTCATTGTGTTTAAACACAATCAACATCAAGTTGACGAAGTTAAACAACTGGGAAAAGAATTAAAATTCTTCAATGTGTTGATTAGAAAGACCGGAAGATTTTTAAATCATGCTACCGTAGAAGAAATGCCAAGTTGGCCGGTTAGAAACGAATATGTATTAGAACCACCAAGTCTGCCAGAGTATCGAAATCAAAGCATGTTATTCTTGCCTGATTTAAAAAAAGAATATAGTAATATCAAAGAATATTTTGATACAACAGAAATAAAATGTGATGCATTGATTGGAAAAAAAGTTGCCATTAATGCAGAAGGATTAGTGCTGCCATGTAATTTTTTCAATCATAATTTATACGATCGACGATTTTATGAAGACGGAGTATTACCGGGTGCTAACCCATTGAGTACAGTAAATGGTAAGAATCAAGTGCGTGAGTTTTTAGAATCGTATAATTTAGACAGTTTTAATATTAATAAAAACAGTCTAGAAGATATTTTTAACAATCCCATGTGGAGCGATTTAGTTGCCAGTTGGAATAAAACATTAGCACAAGGCAGATTATTTGAATGCGCAATGACATGCGGTTCAAAATTAACAAAAGTTTGGGATCAAGGAGGATCCGTGAAATTATGAAATATATGGTAACAGGTGGCAATAGAGGGCTCGGCGAAGCACTGTGTGCTCGTTTTAACGGTGACAGTTATAGCCGGACCGACGGTTACGACATAACCAAAGATAGAAAAAAATTAGTAGAGTCAAGTTTGAATTATGATGTGTTTGTCAATAATGCATTTGACGGACCGTTTCAGGAATCATGGGCTGACTTTGCACAAGTTAAATTACTGTTTGATGTTGCCACGGCATGGAAAAATGCCAACAAAGTTGGGTACATTATCAATATTGGCAGCTCTGGTAGTGAATCTATTGTGGCGCCGGACCCTGCATGGGAAACTTACCGTGTCAGCAAAGCAGCATTGAAACATCATAGCTTACAATGGACACAAGCGTTCAAGGCAAACCAAACACTGTTTAGAACAAGTTTGATCACATTAGATCGATTAGACACTGCACTAAGCCGTAGTCGTCCAAACTGGACAGGCAACGGTATTGATTTATCCGACGTAGGCAACATGATCGACACTTGCATTAGCGTAAAAAACAACACCTGCATAGGCGAAATTACTGCGTGGGTAAACTTCGACACATAATCACTAAAAATATAATACTAATTCATCAACAGGCATAACTACAACACAAAAGGCAACTCATCAAATACAACACATGACATGGTACTATCAAGACACTCCAGTTGAGACATTACCCGAAGAATGTGTTGGATTTGTATACTTAATCACCAATAATCTCTCCGGACGCAAGTACATAGGCAAAAAATTAGCAAAGTTCTCAAAAACATCAGTAAAAGTAGTAAAACAAAAGAACGGCATCAAAAAGAAAAAGCGCATACGCACAAAAATCGACAGTGATTGGCGTGAGTACTACGGATCAAGCATTGATCTAGCCGCGGACATCTTAACTTTAGGCACCGAAAACTTCTCTAGAGAAATACTTTATTATTGCGCATCCAAGGCAGCATGTTCATACATCGAAGCCAGAGAACAGTTCAATAGAAAAGTATTAGAATCAGACGATTATTACA